TCTGGAACAAGAATTGTCAAGAACTTTAATGTGATGGTAAGTGGAAATAGGACAAGTCTTCTACAACGAACAGATGAATTTATTCATGACTATTGGCCTTATGTAAGTACGTCAGTAGGAACTCCTAAATATTATGCTAGGAGAACAAACTCTAGTGTCTTAATTGCTCCTACACCTGTATCTACTTTAGATGGGCAGCTTGCTCATGTTAATAGACCTACTACTTTAAGTTCTGTTTCACCTAATAATTATTATAGTGATTTCTGTTATGATGCTCTATTTTATGCTAGTATGATAGAAGCATCTTTTTTTATGAAAAGTTTTAATGATATTCAAGCATGGCAATCTGAATATACCGCTGCTATTGATGGATTGCGTAATCAAGCTCGAAGAACAAGACAAGATGATATGAATACACCATTCAGCCCTGTGGGTGCTGACGATCCATTAGTCAAAGGGAGTAATTAGATATGCCACATAAAAAAGGAAAAGATAGAGATCCGTATGGGGAATTAACTGGTCCATCTGTTGTAGACGAAATACCGTTACCTCCGAAAAAGCCATCTAGGAAAAGAAAGAATAAGAAAAATAAAGATATTCCACTTATTAAAGCACCTAAAAAACCATATAAAGTACCCTTTACAGGTGGTAAAGCTAAAGAGACACGAGCCGTTGAAAAATTTGCTACTAAAGGAAAACGTGGTGGTGGAATGGTAGGACGTAGTGGGATTATTAAAGGTTATAAAAAAGGTGGTCAGGTGTAGTGGCTATAAATAGAGCCAGTATTCCAAAGGAGATTAAAATGGCTAAAGAAAAAAAGAAGGATAAGAAAAAGAAAGATAAGAAGTGGATACAGAAGGCTATAAAACGCCCTGGTGCTTTGAGAAAAAAAGCTGGTGTAAAAAAGGGTGAAAATATTCCTGTAAGATGGCTTAGAAAAGCTGCTAAGAGTAAAGATCCGAGAACAAGAAAGCAAGCACAACTTGCATTAACATTTAAAAAAATGAGAGGGAGGGCATAACATGCCAGTTGTAGGATTTAGAAATTACCCTGATACTAAAAAGGGAATTAAAGCTTGTAAAGATTTTGTAAGATCTTTTACGGGTAAACCAACAGGTCAAGGATTTGGTGCTGCTCGTAAAGGTCCATCCGTTCATGGTCCTGAACAAGATGTTGTTGTAGATTATGATCCTGGTAAGATTATAGAATATAAGGATTAAAATCATGGCTTTAAAAAGAGTAAAATCAACTGTAAATAAGGCAAGACGTAGATTAAAAAGACTTGCTGAACAGGAAGTAAAGCGAGCTAAAAAACTAACATCTAATAAATCTACAAAGTTAAGTCCAAATCAAAAAAGAACTTCAGCAGCAGCTTTAGGACATCCTGCATCTAAACAAGCTAAAAAATCTTCTTTTAGAAAAGGTGCTGTTCTAGGAGGGGCAGGTGTTGCAGGATTAGCAGGAGCAGCAGCAGGAATAAAAGCTCTTCAATCAGATGATAAAGATACTGCTTCTAAAGGTGTAGCAAAATTTCGTAAAAGTAAAAGAGTAAAGAGAGGAAAATATAAAATAAAAAGAGGTGATACTCTTTCTGAAATTGCTAGGGATCATAATACTACTGTTGCAGCTTTAATGAAAGCTAATCCTTCTATTAAAGATAAAGATATGATTTATGCTGGTGATACTCTTACTATTCCAAGTGTTCCCTTTCCAACAAGACCAAGGCCAAAGTCAAAAAATAAACAAGATTTAACAACTGTTAAAAAGAGTAGAAGAACAGCAACCCAACGTGCTGGAGGAGGTAAAATATCTTCTTCTATTCCCTCTAATAGGAGATCAAGAGGATAATTTAATATGTTAAGAAAAGGTAGAAAATTAAAGAGGATTGCTGATCGGGCAGCAAGGCGTCTTGAAAAAGAAAAAAGACCAAGAACAATATTAAAAAAACCCACAGGAGAATCTTCTGTTAAAATTAAACCTATTTCTAGGGAGGAAGGAGAATCTTCTGTTAGAATTAAACCTATTTCTAGGGAGGAATTGGAGTATCCTGAAGCTAAAACGAATAGAGAAAGAATTTCTAGATTACAAGAAGAAGAAGCATTAGCTAGAAAAAATGAAGCTGAAGAAAGACAATGGCAAGAATTTGATGAATTTAAAGTAAAAGCATCAGAAAGAATAGGTGAGAATAGACAACGTAACCTAGAAAAAGTACTTGCTTTAAATGAGAAACAAAGTGAGAAATATAGAACTATCCTTAATAATAATCCTGAATATAAACTTTCATTTTCTGAAATGAGAGAAACTTTATCATCAGGAAAAAATCCTATTTTAAATATAAAAACATTAGAAGTTGATACAGAAAGATTACGAAAAAAAGCAGAAAACGTAGCTAAGAGAAATAAAAAATTTCGTAAAATAAAAAATGAAAATACAAAGGAAGATCATATAAGAGCTATTATAGTAACTCAATATGGAGAGGTACTTCAGAGAGTTAAAGCATTTCAAGATAAAAATAGATTAGAAAGATTTAAAGCACTGCCAACAAAACGTACACCAAGAGAATTTTATGGATCAGAAGCAGGGAGAGAGTTTACTCCTGATAGTAGTACTAAAACTCCAAGACTTACATATTTAAAAGGACAGGAATCAGTTGATACGCCAATGTTTCCTAGAGAGACTAGAAGAGCAGATATTTTAGTTTCTAAAAAAGATCCAAGCCAAAAGATTCCTTTTCCAACTCTAGACGTAAGAAATGCAGAAATAAGAAAATTATTAAATGCTTTGGAAAAAAGAAGGCAGGAAAAAGGAGTACGACCTCCTGGTACAAAAAGATATCCAGTTAGGGAACAATCTACTTCAAAGTATGATGAAGCTACGGGAGAGTTTATAGAACCACCAATAAAGCTTGATCCTAAAACAAAAAAGCCAATAATGGGTTTATCAGAAAAAGAAAAACGAATAAAAGAACTTGAAAATATATTAATAGATGAGGGAATATCTGATAAAGATCTTATAAATTTATTAAAAGATGCTGGCATACCTTATACAACAATAATAGAGAATAGACTAGTTAATCCTAAAACAAAAGAAGTAATAAGAGATTTAGGATCAATTAAAGGTTCACCTGTAGGTCGAAGAATAACTCAAGAAATAGATAGAGAGGCTTTAACTTCACAACTAAGACAAAATTATAGGGGCCGACCTCAAATAGATAAAGAGATACCTAATATAAAAACCAGAACTCTTATAGACCGAAGAACAGGTGAACCTTTAATTGATCCCAAAGGAGGACCAAGAGGAACAGGAGCGCCAATAAAAGAAGAGTTACGTGAACCTTTCTTAGAAAGAATAAAAAGTCCTCTTAGAGATCCTAAAACAGGAAAAGAAATATTTCCTAGTCAGTATGATGATCCAAAAGGAGCAGAATTAACAGCTAGTGATAGTATATATGTAGATTCTAAAAGTCCATTTGAGGGTTTAACAAAGCCTCAATATGAAAAGAAAGTAGATGAATTAATAAGTAGTGGAGAAGGTTTATTAGGTTCTAAATCTCCATTTGAAAATGTAGAAGTAGTATCTGAATCTCTTGATCTTAGAAAAAATTCTGATAGATTACGTGGAAAAGAAATTTCAGATGATATACCACAAGATCAAGTAATAAAACTTCAACAAACAAATCTTGTTGAGGTTAAAGGTAATAAAATAGTTTGGACTAAAGCGGCTGATAAATATAATAAAAAAGTATTAGAAAGAGATCATAATACATATGTAAATAATTTAATTAAAAATGGATTTGCTAAAAAAGTTAAAGATAGTAAAACAGGTAAAACTAAAATAGTTTATACTTCTGAATTTGATGATTATTTTCAAAGACAGAGTTGGGGTGTTGAAAAAGGAAACATTTTTAATGAACCAAAAAGTACTCCTAGACCAGAATATTCTAAAGGTGGTAAGATATCTATAAATGAAACTGGTAATTTAAAACCATCTGAACTTGAAGAATTTCTTAATGAACAAGGATATAAAGTTAATTTTAAACATGGTGGTAAAATTAAAATAAAATGTAGACCTAAACCTAAAATTTTAGACCAAGAAGAAAAACAAAAGATATGTTCGTGGTGTAGGTGCTGCTAAACGTGGTTTTGGGGCTGTAAGAGTAGTTTAATGGCTATAACATATCGAGGAGAAAAATTTTCTGGGTATAATAAACCCAAACGAACTCCGAATAATAAAAATAAAAAATTTGCTGTTTTAGCAAAACAAGGTAATAATATTAAACTTATTCGTTTTGGTGATCCTAATATGAAAATTAAAAAAGATCAACCTAATAGACGTAAAAGTTTTAGAGCTAGACATAAATGTGATACAAGTCCTCCTAGTAAATTAACAGCAAGGTATTGGTCTTGTAAAAAATGGTAAAGGAGTAATATAAAATGCCAGGAAGAGTTTCAAATAGTAGAGCCAATATGGCTAATAGAAGAAAAAGTTATTGTGCAAGATCAGCAGGACAAATGAAAAAGTTTCCTAAAGCTGCTAAGAATCCTAATAGCAGATTACGGCAAGCTAGAAAAAGATGGAGATGTAGATAATGCCTTTAAAAAAAGGATCATCTGATAAAACTATTTCTCAAAATGTACGGATGTTAAAAAGAGAAGGTAGACCAGTAAAACAAGCAATAGCAATTGCACTATCAACAGCAGGAAAAGGAGATAAGAAAATGCCAGGAAGAGTTTCAAATAGTAGAGCCAATATGGCTAATAGAAATAAAGGAAAGAAAAGGAAACCCACTAAAAAATCGGATGCTCAAAAAAGAGGAGAAAAACTTGTACGAAAACTTCAACAAGGTTATAATGCTAGAAAAGATGAGCAACTTGGAATGACTCGTGGTAAAGAGTCTGGTAAGAAAATGTCAATGAAAAGTCGTAGAGATGTTGCTAAAGAAACGAGAAAACCAAGGGGTTCTTATGGTTTTAAAAAGAAGAAAGCATAATTTAATATAAAGGATTATTATTATGAAATTAGAAAAACTATTGACTTTTTCTCCAGCATACCAAGCTGGTAAAGCTGTTCACGAAGGAAAAGTTCCAGGTTTAGGCTTCTTGTCAGCGGCTATTGCACAACATGGAAAAGACAAACGTAAGAAAAAGAAAAAGAAATTAGCTGCTAATGTAGGGCAGCAGGATTTAGGACAAAAACAAGCTGCACTTCAACAACAGAAGACTCAAAAATTTAGTCGTGGTGGTTTAGTTAATAAATCAAAAGTTATGTATGGTTATAAAAAAGGTGGACAAGTTTAATGGCTGTTTCAGGTACATTTAACTTCAATCTAGATATAGATGAGATAATACAAGAAGCTACCGAAATGTTGGGTGGTGAGCAGACGCTTGGACATGAACCAGCTTCTGCTAGACGTTCTATTAATCTCATGTTAAAAGATTGGCAGAATCGTGGAGTAATGTTGTGGACTACAGCGGTTACGGCTGTAACTGTAAGTACCAGTGTTACAAGTTATGATCTAAGTTCTAATGTACTTGATATTATGGAGCTTGTTGTAAATAGAGACGAAGTAGATTTACAAGCTCAAAGAATTTCTTTTGAGGAGTATCAATTAATTCCTAGAAAGGGACAAACAGGAAGAGCAAGTCAGTATACAGTTAAACGTAATTTAGATAATCCAACTATTTCTTTGTGGCCTATTCCTGAAAACTCTACTGATGTCTTAAAGATTGAAACTATTAGTGAGTTGCAGGATGTTGATAAATCAGCTATCCAAAATGCAGATATTCCTAAATACTTCCTTCCTCCTTTAACTTGTGGATTAGCTTATTATCTAGGTATGAAACGTCCTGGTGTTCCTGAAAATAGAATTATGATGCTTAAACAAAACTATGAAGAACTTTTAGATAGAGCCATGATTGAAAATAGAGAACGTGCAAATATGTTTATTAAACCTAGACTTAGGTGGTATTGATGGCAAGTGGAAGAGATTCCTGGGCAATATGCGATATATGTGGCTGGAGATATAAACATGCAGTAATGCAGATGAACAGTTATGGTTTGCTTGTCTGCCCAGAAGATTTTGAAGGAGCTTTTGATTTAAAAAATAATCCCCAGAATAAAGTACCAGATGTAAGGGATAATCCCAATATTCCTAATCCTCGTCCTGAACCTTTACCTGGGGGCAGAAACCTTTTATGGGAGAATGTAAATGTTAACTGGGAAGATGAAGAAAGTTATTGGAATTTGATATGACAGATTTAACAGGAAAACAAATTGCAAATACCTATAAACAACTTTTAAAGGTTGCTGTATCAACTAATAGTGGCGTATCTACAACTGCCCAAACTATTCAAAGCGGTGATGGCACAAACTCTGCTATGCAGCTTTCTACAACTGCAATTAAATCTACAAGTAAAATTGTTGGTGTAAGTATCTGTGCTACGAATGATGTTCATGTAGGTGGAAATGTATGCGCTACAGCCTTTTTTGGGGATGGATCAGGATTAACAAATGTTTCTCTTTCTGTTTCTTCTTCAGTTGCTCACTTTACAGCTAATGTATTAGATGTTCCTGCGTGTGCAAGTATTACAAATCTTGTAGCTGCAACAGGTTCATTTACCACTAAAGTCTCAGGTGTTGCAGCAGAGTTTAGTGGAAATGTATGTGCATCAGAATACTACGGTGATGGTTCTAATTTAACTAATGTATCTGCTCCTACTTCTGTAGCTTCAATGACAATCAATACATTAGGAGTTGTTACGGCTGCATCTATTACTTCTCTTGTTGCACCACATGGTTCATTTACTACCAAGGTATCTGGTGTAGCAGCAGAGTTTAGTGGGATAGTTTCCGCTACTACATTTGATGGAGCATTAATAGGTGATGTAACAGGTGATGTAACGGGTGATATTGATGGAGCAACAGGATCGTTCTCAACATGTATAAGTGCTACAAACCTAGTTGCAGCGACAGGATCATTTACTACAAAGGTATCTGGAGTTGCAGGAGAGTTTAGTGGTACTGTATGTGCAGCTACTTTTGACGGGGCATTAACAGGAGATGTTACAGGTGACATTGATGGTGCAACAGGTTCTTTTAGTGCATGTATAAGTGCAACAAATCTAGTTGCAGCTACAGGTTCTTTCACAACTAAAGTCTCAGGTGTATCAGCAGAGTTTAGCGGTATAGTCTGTGCTACTAGATTTGATGGAGTATTAACAGGTGATGTGTTAGCAGCATGTATAAGTGCTACAAATCTAGTTGCAGCTACAGGTTCTTTCACAACTAAAGTTTCAGGCGTAGCTGCTGAATTTTCAGGAAATGTCTGTGCATCTGAATATTACGGAGATGGTTCTAATTTAACTAATTTACCGGCTGCTGCTACTTCTGTAGCTTCATTTACAGTTAATCAGTTAGGAGTTGTTACTGCTGCATCTATTACTTCTCTTGTAGCTCCTCATGGTTCTTTTACTACAAAAGTATCAGGTGTAGCTGCTGAGTTTTCAGGAAATGTATGTGCCTCTGAATATTATGGTGATGGCTCTAACTTAACTAATTTACCTTCTGCTCCTACTTCAGTAGCTTCATTTACTATAAATCAGTTAGGGGTTGTAACTGCTGCATCTATTACTTCTTTAGTAGCTCCTCATGGATCGTTTACTACCAAAGTCTCAGGTGTAGCAGGAGAATTTAGTGGTACTGTGTGTGCAGCCACTTTTGATGGTGCTTTAACTGGAGATGTAACTGGTGATATTGACGGGGCAACAGGTTCCTTTAGTGCATGTATAAGTGCCACCAATCTTGTAGCTGCGACAGGTTCCTTTACTACAAAGGTATCAGGAGTGGCTGCTGAGTTTAGTGGAAACGTATGTGCATCTGAATATTATGGAGATGGAAGTAACTTATCTGGAATTTCTTCTCCAACTTCTGTAGCTTCATTTACAGTTAATCAGTTAGGAGTTGTAACAGCAGCTTCTATAACTTCACTTGTAGCTCCTCATGGAT